CTAGGTGGGACGATCCACCTCCATCCAAAATGGATGGGCCCTAAAGTGATAGGTGTTCTCCTATCGGCTTCTACTTCAACGTCTCCGTAGCAGGGTAACCCTGTGAGGGAAGACTCATGCGCACCCATTAAAGGTTGGCGCATAGGTCCGGCGAGAGGATCCTGAGGATTCTCTCTCCGATCGTGACGTGAAGCTTTCCTTAGGGATAATGCGAGAAGAGCTGACTCAACGCCGGGAAGGCGCCGGGTCCTGCTCTTGACCACACGACAGCGGAAGCCCAAGTTGCGGTCGAAACCGCGAGAGTGCGTAACAACGTCATCGAGTTCTGAGATAAAGCCATCATCACCTTCAACCCCTTCGGGTAGACGGCAAGATAGCAACTCAGGTCGACAGCGTCTGAGGATGGGAAGGTGAGCGCGAGTTTTGCTCGCCACACGGTCCGTCCATCGCACAATCCGATTGTGACATCGAATTTGTTCAGCTTCGTCGTCGAAGGTCTCCTTTTGATACGCAGGGGTAACTTCGTAACCATTGAAGAAGTGCTTTCCACAGCTTTCGTAAAACAGGCCAGAGATGAACGACTTATCGTCGTTAGTCTCAAAGCCCACGAAGGCAAGGGTCCGTACCAACTCAGTGGCAATCTGCTTTTGGCAGATGATGTCATCCCCATATACCGAAAGGACCCCCCCAGGAGAGATCTCATCTGTGACACTGGACCCTAGGGCCCAGAAGATGATACTCTCGAGCTCGAAAGTAAAGCCGTTCCCCATTGAGGAGAACTTCTCGAGCCGGACAACCGAGCCATCGGGCATCAAAGCCGACGGCGAACGGATGGCGTCTAAGAACAACGCCCAGTCCAGGGGAAGGAGCTCATACACAAGCTCCCTACATACGGAGTCAGATGCCGCCTTGAGATCAAGGGTGGCTAGATCAAGGCGAAGGGCTTCTTCAGCCCAACGCTGATTGATAGACTGATCGTCCAGATCGACTCCAACTCGCCGAAGGACCCTGCGGAAATAACCTCCAACTCCTTTCTGGAGAAAGAGATTACCCGTGGGTTCGATGGCGATAGTGCGTTTGGTTTTCGCACTCTTGTCCACGGTTGTCACCCGACAAGTATCCGTTCTTTGGAACACACCCGGAGCGAAGCTCCAGGGGCCCTCAGGCTGAACACCTAGCAGGGATTCGGACCAATGAAGGTCCATTGCAATTTCGCTTGCTAACAACTCGCAAGCGGAACCGCCAACCGTGATGGGTACTGTCACGAGTTTGGTGTCCGGAAGAGCTCGCGCACGTGGTATGTCGTGCGTAGCCCCCGGCCCCCACCCGAAATGCGTCGAGATGCAGTGTAGGCTGAAAGGGCCTAGCAGCTTAGCGATTTTCTTCTTAGCACGGTATATCCGTGCAGAGATTGTCCCATCGGTAGGGACAAGTCGCTCAGCTCTCAGTCTCCTGTTAGCTAATCTGCATTTCGTCTCGGAAGTCGCGAACTTCTCGAGTGCGACCGCTTCGGTGTCGATACCAGTCTGCAACCCCTTATACTTCGAAAGGAAGCTACAAACCATGTAATCGAGTTTGAAACGATCGGTGTCGCATTCACGATAATCTCCAACCGGGATGTCTAGCTCCACCAGCTCGCGCTGGTTGTATTTGAAGCGTAGCCATCCGGAAAGGGAGATCGGCGTATCAACCTCCTTGCACAGAGCGAAGTAAACTTCGCCCATGTCAGCTCTGCTTTCGTGCATGTTCGTCAGACCGAGTCAGTTGTTCGGCTTAGCCGTACAAGTTGATCAAGGACTCGACGAGTGTGACGATCTGCGAGTTCGCCAGGAGATTGGCGTGCATCTTGCGCAGGTCCTTGCGGTTCTGCGAAGAGTCACGCTCGGCCATCACGAATTCCGTTGTCGCGTAGTCGACGTACGACACCGTCGGCGCAGGGATGATCCCCGCGTCGTTGGTGCCGAGCGTCTCCATCGTCGGCATGTGGAACTTGATGGTGGCGCGATTGACGCGGCTCGAGTCCGATCGCTGACCGACCTTCGCGGGGGCCGGGCGCTTCAGCTGAACGCTGAGACGCCAGTAACCCGCGGGGGTCGAAGTCGATTGGTCCTCGAACCACCAGACGCCGGCGGCGTCCGGACCGAGAGGGGTGAAAGTGTGATTCACAGGGGTTCCCTGTGCATCCGCCAGAACGATGGCAGAAACGGCCATGAGATTGAATCTCCGGAAATGCGGTTGAATTATAACCCAGCCGAGGCCGAGCCACGAGTGTCAGTATTACTTCAGGAGTACCCGAAGCAGCGAAGCGGCACTGAGAAGCCGCGTTGAACCTAAATCTACCCTCACCCGCGGAAGGAGAGGGAGTGGAGCTTGGTTCACAGGTAGCCGTCTTTTGAACGACTGATACCTGTATGCTTCAGCTTCTACGAACGTCGAATTTGCACCCGACGAGTAGTTGCCTTGCATATAAGCTGTGCACTGGGATTTGACTCCGTACACGACATAACCCCGTTTGAATCCGGAACCGAAGAGTAGAGCGCCCTCAAGAGAGCGCAGATACCCACCGATGTTCCAGACCCAATCAGCAACAAAGCTGTAAGGAGTTAGTTCCCACGCGATCGACACAGGATTCAGGCTGGTCCAGCCTGCAAGCTTCTGTCGAGTAGTGTTAGCGATCTCGAACTCACAGGCGATCTTGCACCGAGCCTTATAGTACCGGTAGACAGTTTCTGTCGAACCGGTCATAGGGCCAGTGCGCGATCCCCAGGGTCCTTGATGGCTAAACTTGGCCTTGCCTTCTACGCGAACGTAGTGATACAGGCGGCGTTGCATGATCGCAGCATAGGACCCGTAAACGCTGTTGTACAGCGGCCGGACCCCGTACTGCCATGTTAGCCAAGCTTCGGCCCACTTACGCGAGTCGTTGCCAAAGGCTCTCACCATCTTTTGTGTCGAGACGAAGGGTGATCTCTTGAACTCACGAATGAGTTTTCCGACATCGCCCACCATCTTCAGCACTTGAGACGATTCCGCGGCGTCAATAGACAAGTCGAGGCCTTCCGAGGCTTCGTCAAAACCGCTACGAAGTTGTTCGTAGAGGTCACTTACTGCATTGTTATACAGGGTAACCATATCGGTACTATTGACATCATCCGGTACCCAACCCGAAGGAAAGGAATACGGAAGTTTACCTTCGTTCGTGGTTCGCACCACGTTCGATTCAACCACACTTAAACCCAGATAATCTTGGGTATAAGTGCGCTTGAACTCATGAGGATAGACCGTAGTGTGATCTCCGTTCAGCGTGTCGAGCACAACCGAGAACGAGTCGACTATAATGAGAGGGCGGTTATTGCTAACCGTCGTCACGTTCGTCGTCTTGTTCAAGGAAGTAACTCGCTGCGTTCCGTAAATTACACTAGCTCTGCTTTTCATGATTCTCTCCGGTATCAAACGGAGAGGGAGGGAGACTGGCTTCGCAACCAGTCAGTGCCGTGTTTATGGGCACTTCCCTCCGACCCCTACGTATGGGGCTAACGAGATTGCCGTCCTTTACTCATTGAAGAGTGACCAGACGACACTTTTGCCGGTGTTCATGTTCACGTAGATGAAGCTAACGCCACCGATCTTCCGATCAGAATCGCATTGGAGAGCAATTGCCTCCAACCAGATGCTGGCTAGATTATCGAGGACGCGAATTTCAGCAGGTGACAACGGATAGTCGTCCCAGGAGAGGTCATTTGCATGACCTTCTTGAGCGATCTTCCTGAACGCTCGGCTAATCACACGTATATCGCACTCGAGCACTGCAGAGACAGCAGGAAGGATCATGGTTTCGAAGTCCTGGTCGGGTTCAACACCCACCCAGTATTCGCCACCGTTCACCCAACCGCTAACGAAGCAGGTCGTGTGGGTAACTTGTGAAAAGTTTCGCATGGTTCACTTTCAATGACGG